TATGAGAAAGAGAAAATAAAGTGGGTGGATCTAAAGGTCAGGACTTATACTCCTGACTTTGTTCTTGGTAATGGTATCATAATCGAGACCAAAGGACGGTTTGTTGCTAATGACAGGCGCAAACATAAAGAAATCAAGAAACAGTTTCCTGATCTTGATATTCGGTTCGTATTTTATAACAGTAAATCAAAGCTATACAAGGGGGCTAAGTCTTCCTACGCAGACTGGTGTGACAAGTACGGTTTTCCTTATGCAGATAAATCCATACCAGATGCTTGGCTGCAAGAATAATTCTTGACGTGAACGTTTTAGACTATATAACTTGGAGGTTCCTGTGTTGTTTGAAGTGACGATGCTTGTTAAGTTAGACCCAAAGGCAAATTACATTGCCTCTGACAGTGTTGAACTGAGCCTTGGTGATATTATCCAAGACATTCTGTACGACCTAGATGATATTGAAATACTAGAAGTAGAGGTAAAGAAAAATGATAAGTGAGAAAGACCTAGAAGGCATGGGTTACTTTGAGATGTTCAGTGGCAGTCCACAGTACAGTAAGACACTCCTTGATTACTCTAAGTGGGTTGAGAAGAAGATGCTTACTCATGGTCATGATCGGCTAGTGGAAAACACTCTTGGCCTTGTCGGTGAGGCGGGGGAAGTAGCTGAGAAGATCAAGAAGAAGATCAGAGATGGTGAGAAGGTTACCTCTGATGAAATTATTAAGGAGCTGGGGGATGTTCTTTTTTACACCACAGCCCTAGCAAACTATTTCCTATCTGATATAGGTGTAGTTATGGAAATGAATATTACTAAATTAGACGATAGGGAAAAACGAGGAACCCTAAAAGGATCAGGAGACAACAGATGAACAACCACTTACCAACAGACTACCAAGCATTCATTCACAAGTCACGGTATGCCAGATACTTTGATGGCAAGGGACGTGAATCCTTTGACGAGACAGTAGAACGTTACATGGAGAACTTAGTCTATCCTGTCGCAGGGAAGGACACCTACACTAAAGATATTGCTGATGCCATTCTTAGTCTAGGAGTTATGCCTTCTATGAGGGCATTGATGACAGCTGGACCAGCCCTGGATCGTGACAATACAGCTGGCTACAACTGCAGCTACTTGCCTGTAGACGATCTTAAGTCATTCGATGAAGCCATGTTCATCTTGCTTTGTGGTACAGGAGTTGGGTTCTCTGTCGAGAGACAGTTCATCAACAAGCTCCCAGAAGTGCCTGAGCTGTTCGATAGTGAGTCTATCATTGTCGTTAAGGACAGTAAGGAAGGGTGGGCTAAGGCTCTCCGTCAAGTTATTGCACTCCTGTATAGTGGTGAAATCCCTAAGTGGGATGTGTCTCGTGTACGTCCTGCAGGTGCAAGACTTAAGACATTCGGGGGCAGAGCTTCTGGTCCAGCTCCACTTGTTGATCTATTTAACTTCGTTATTCATACGTTCAAAGAGTCTCAAGGCCGTAAGCTATCCTCTATTGAGTGTCACGATATTATGTGTAAGATCGGTGAGGTAGTCGTTGTTGGTGGTGTAAGACGTAGTGCTATGATTTCATTGAGTAATCTCAGTGATGATCGTATGCGTCACGCCAAGTCAGGGGACTGGTGGTTGACTGAAGGTCAACGTGGATTAGCTAACAACTCTGTTGCTTATTCTAAGAAACCAGACAGCCTATCCTTCATGCGTGAGTGGATGGCTCTGATTGAGTCTAAGTCTGGTGAACGTGGTATCTTCAACCGTGAGGCTTCCAAGAAGCAAGCAGCTAAGAATGGTAGGCGTGACCCCAACTACGAGTTCGGTACAAACCCTTGTTCTGAAATCATTTTACGTCCGTATCAGTTTTGCAACTTAACGGAAGTAGTTGTACGTTCTACCGATACACTTGATACTCTTTCAAAGAAGGTCCGTCTTGCTACCATCTTAGGTACAATTCAATCTTCTCATACTAAGTTCCCTTATCTACGTAAGATCTGGCAACGTAACACAGAAGAGGAACGTTTACTTGGTGTTTCCTTGACTGGCATTATGGATAATCCATTAATGACAACGAAGAACAAAGGATTGGAGAAGACACTTGAACATCTTAAAGCTATTGCCGTTTCTACAAATGCTGAGTGGGCTGAACGCCTTAATATCCCTGTGTCTACTGCTATCACTTGCGTCAAGCCTAGTGGAACTGTCTCCCAACTTGTTGATTCCAGTTCTGGGATTCACGCTCGTCACAGCCCCTATTATATTCGTACTGTGCGTGGTGATAACAAAGACCCTTTAACTCAGTTCATGAAGGATCAAGGTATCCCTAATGAACCTGATGTATCTAAGCCTGACTCTACTACAGTATTTAGCTTTCCCATGAAGGCACCTGAGGGAGCTATTGTCACCTCAGACCTAACTGCCATTGAGCAGCTGGAGATGTGGTTGGCATACCAGAGGTCATGGTGTGAGCACAAACCATCTGTAACTATAAATGTTCGCAGTTCTGAATGGTTTTCTGTAGGTGCCTTTGTGTACGAACACTTTGACGAGATGTCTGGTGTCTCATTCTTGCCGTACAATGAACACACTTATCAGCAAGCCCCTTATCAAGAGGTGGGTAAGAGTGAGTACCAAGAGCTTCTGGAAATTATGCCATCCTCTATTGACTGGTCACTCCTGTCAGAGTACGAGTCTGAGGATAACACGGCTGGAAGTCAGACACTTGCTTGTTCTGGTGACAGCTGCGAGATCGTAGATTTAGTTTAACACTAACACCACCCCTAGCTCAACTGGATAGAGCAACGGTCTTCTAAACCGTAGGTTGCAGGTTCAAGTCCTGCGGGGTGGACCATCTACTATTGGAGTAACTATGTATACAATCATTTCAAGAGACCAGTGTAACTTCTGTGACCTTGCTAAGGTAATGATGGCTAACAAGGGGATAGGGTACGTAGAATATAATGTACACTCTACAAGCTCTAAATGGGTTTTGACCTTGCTAAAGAAAACAAATCTTACTACAGTACCTCAAATCTTCGATGGATCTGGTAAACTAATCGGAGGTTACACTGAACTTAAGGAGCACCTGTTAAATGATTAAGAGACCTTTCAGTAAAGCTTTATACGATGCCTACGACAAGCCAGCCCGTGACACTCTGGCAGCCTACCTTGAAGGTAAAGGCCACACGGTTGTGTCTAATAAAGAAGATTACAATGTTGATCTAGTCACGCAGAAGGGTGACTTTACTTACTTTAATGAAGTTGAAGTTAAAACTGCTTGGAAGGGAGATTGGCCTAGTCATTGGGCAGAGATCCGTATTCCTGAACGTAAGAAGAGATTACTCCAACACCACAAAGGTGTAGAAGGTGTCCTAAATTTCTATATCTTTAGCTTTGATATGTCTAAGGTCTGGAGGATCAAGGATACGTTGCTTACTCATGAGTCCCTTAAAGAGGCTAGTGGCAGGTACATACGTCCAGGTGAGAAATTCTTTCACATACCTTATACAGAAGCTGAGTTAGTCACCCTATGATTGGAACTGACACTATTGAAAAGCCAAAGAGAACTAGACGCAAGACTACTTATAAGGGTGCAGCCAATAGAGAAACATCTGGTCTAGTCCCACGTACTGCAAAGCAAAAGGATTTTATTGATGCGTTATCATCATCGAATCAAATATTTGTTCTTGGTCCAGCTGGAACAGGCAAAACTTACGTCACGGCATCGTATGCGTCTGACCTCTATGCGACTAAACAAATTGATAAAATCGTTATCACGAGGCCGCATGTGGCGGTGGGTAAAGAACTTGGTTTCCTGAAGGGTGACCTAACAGAGAAGACTATGCCTTGGGCCTTACCTGTCCTAGACGTATTAGAGAAACACCTTGGTAAAGGTACAGTCGAGACTGGCATCAAGAATGGTAACATTGAGATGGCACCTCTGGCCCTCATGAGGGGCCGTAGCTTTGACAATGCCTTTATCATTGTTGATGAAACACAAAACATCACAACACACGAACTCAAGATGTTGTTGACTCGTGTGGGAGAAGGTAGTACTATTGTTCTTAATGGTGATGTGCAGCAGTCAGACCTGAAGGAAGCTGATGGACTGTCTAAGGTTATTCACTTAGCAAAGAAGTATATGGTACCCGTACCCGTTGTGGAATTTGGTGTTGAGGACATTGTACGTTCTGACATCTGTGCACAGTGGGTAAAGGTGTTTATGAAGGAAGGGTTGTAGTACTATGACATATTGTGAAGACTGTGGTTTCTTATTGGATGACAACAAGATCTGTGGTGAGTGTTTAGGCTCTACCCTTGAAGACCCTCGTGATAGTTTTGATGCAGTTAATAGACCGTTCCACTACAACCACACAGATGGTATTGAGTGCATCGACTATATCAAACAAGTTCTAGGTATAGATGGTTTCATTGCCTACTGCCACGGTAACTTCATTAAGTACCAGCACCGATACAGGTACAAACGTAATCCTGTAGAGGATATGGAGAAGGCTCAGTGGTATCTAGGTAAGATGGTGGAAGCTCTAAAGGAGAAACACCGTTGACTGAAACGATTAAAAAGAGAAGAGGGAGACCCCCTAAACAAATAAAAACCCTTGAGCAGGAAGCCCAAGAGTTTCTAAAGAAGGAGATTCCTGCTGGGGATTTACCCAGTCGGGATTACTTTGCAGGTGCTGCCTTGTCAGGGTTACTAGCATCTGGGAAGTATCTACGATCAGATGAAATCGTTTCACAAGCATACTGTTATTCGTGTCTTATGCTTGACTACAAAAAGACTATCGACAAATCATCCTAAACTAAACCCCCAGCTTAAACACTGGGGGTTCTTTTCTTTTAGAGGGGAGGTAGAAGTTCTACTTCACCTAGAAGCTTAATGCGTCTTTCTACTTCATCCTGCATTGTTTCTGCTTCATTCAAGTACTCAGCTGCAGTCATACCACTGATTGCATTTGCTGCTTTGTCTAGGTTTCTGGCACCCTCACCTCTCTTAGACTTGGCGTAGACTAGGTATTGGTTTCTAATAAAACCTCTGGCTTCGATTGGGTCTTCCGTTACCATCCTATCAAATCTATCCTCTACCTTCTTTTTACCTTCCCCAATCTTATTAGTGATCCACTTTTTTAGTATAAGCTCTTTGTCTTTATCGTCTGGGATGTCTTCCCATTTTGTACCACGAGGATATTGCTCACTCACAAAGACAGACTCTTCCTTAAACTTTTCAAACTGCTTGTGCATGGTACGAGCAAGGTAAGTACGAAGGACATTATCAATAACAGGGTTTGGTATACCAGATGCAGTGTATAGCTGATAGTTCTTTAAACCATACCTGGACATCTCTTTCTGCAGTTCAGTCTTTGGTGGATTTGCCGCAACGCCTGTGATCTGTTTAGTAATAGGGTCTATTTTACCACGGGCTACAGGGTTATCAAAATCGTAGTAAGGGATGTCTGTCTTACCGTTGAGGGACTGAGAATACTGTGTGAATAGTAGATCAGGTAGGAATCTCGTGGACCTGTTCTTAAACTCATCTAAAGTAAACTCCTCACCCTTCATGCTTACGCCTTCTTCTTCAGCTAAGTCTCTAGTGAAGGGGGTACCAGCTTGGTCATAAGATAACTGACCAATGATATCTCTGCTTAGAGCCGTAAGGGGGTTCATTGAGTAAGTGGCTAGAAAGTCAGCTGCCTTTTTGCTAAGGGCTTCAGTTGAACTTATGTCCTTATTCAAAAGTTCTTCAAATACTTCGATGTCAAAGGAGAACTCAGGGATACCACCTGCAACTTCCAGCAGATCTTTTGATATATCAGTTACCGGAAGACCATTCTCTTTCCTCCATAGAATGTCACCTACATACATATGGATCACGGTAGCACCAAGTAACGGCTGTAGGTCAGCATCACGACCAGCCTCTTGAAGTAAAGTGTTCTTTATAGACGCATAGTCAACTTCACCTTGACGTTGATCAGCAAGTTCGTAACCACCCCATAGCATCAGAGCACCAGTTGCTTGTTTAGCCAGACGTGTTGCTACTTCCTCATCACCTTCTATGATATTCATGTAGTTAAATATCTCTGCAGCCCCAGGTGTGTACTGCGACATTGTTTGTAAGTGATTACCCAAGTACCTAGGGAAAGGGACTCCAGCCGCAGTAGATATAAGAAATGGAATTTTACGGTTAGCATTAACAAGTGCCCTCGTAGTTTTACCAACCACAGATTGGTTATCTCTGAAGGTATCCTGCATAGTAATTGAGTTTGCTTGTTTAGTAGCTTTTTCTACAGAGATACCCTCAGGCAAGTCATCAAGCTTAGTGTTTGATCTGAGCCAGTCAGTCAAGGACAAACCTTGTTGTCTGAACTGTCTGTCCATAGATCCGTAAAAAATACTCTCCTTAAGAACAGTGTCGGTTAAAGTGTTAGCAAAGTTAACAGCACGTCCAATCTTAGCAATCTTGCTGTTGCTCTCCGTACCAAGCTCAAGACGCATGGCGTCATTGTAAAGTCTAGCTGATTGCTCAGGCAACTCATCCAACATAATCTGTTTGAGCAACATACCCTCTGTCTTGTTCATAGACATACCTCTAAGGATAGCTGTCATGTCAGGGACAATATTTCTTATTGCTGTTGTGTCCCCCCTTAAACCCTTGAAGATAGATCTGAAAACTTGGTCAGACATATCAGCACCAATAAGAATACCAGTGCTAGCCACGTTACGCATTGTAGTAGTAGGCTGTGAAGTCATGAGAGAGACACGAAGTGCGTCAATATCTTGTAAGAACTTATAAGACGTATCACCTAGCTTATTTAGTTTTCCTTCAACCTTCTGATTACGTATAGCAGCAGCAGTAATCTCTTTGGCATCTACCCCATTGATAGAGGACGCACCCTTAGAAAACAGAACATCAATGTCTGATTCCTTCATCATGTCAATCTTAGCACCCCTTGAGATGGCACTTGCAAACCCAAGGGTCTGACCAGCACGAGACACATCAGCCATGTATATCAGGGACATCTCATCCTTAGACAGACCATAATCCTTCTTTACCTTATCAAGGATAGTAAATGCCTCAGCACCCTTACCGTCCCGCATCATGTCTGCGACAGCCTGAGTGATACGGAGGGAACCTCCCTCCAGGCTAACATTCAATTCCTTTTGAAGGTCAACAGCAGCAGCAGCAATACCACGAAGTGTTTGGGCAGAAAGACCTGAAGTAAACTCTGGGTTAGCCTTTGTGTCTGCCATAGCACTTAGAATAGCTTTACCCTTAGCCACTCTCTCAGGGTCTAATGGGTCTTTAACTGAGGATTTGCTATTCCCTTTACGAGCTGAGAGGATCTCTTCAATATCAGAGACAACCCCCATAGCAGCAGACCTCTGATCTTCTGTTGCATCATCAATAGTTTTTTTTGCTAACTCAGCAGCTTGCTCAGCTTCCTTTTTGAAGGCAGCACTTCTCTCTTGGAGTACGTCATCTACCTTCTTGCCTCTACCACGACCAATAACACCAGATAGAGTACCTAGAGCACCACCTAAGGTTCCTTCTACAACACCTCCAACGATGGCATCATAGGCTAAGTCTTTACCAGTGTACTCGCCAGTAGCTTCTACTTCCTCACGAGTTTCACCAGCACCGTAAGCCTGAACACCTCCAATTCCTGCGCCAGTACCGAAACCTACGGCACCCTCCCTCAAAGCAACCTGCGAAATAGTTCTTTGAGTTGCAGCTTTAGTAAGGTTTTTCTTTGCAGCCTCTTTTAGATTTAGACGGACAGCAATTTGAGTGGCCTTACCTGCAGCTTTAGAGGCAGCTTTTCCTAGACCAAAACTGCCAATACCCACGTATGTGGATGGTGCAGTTACGATAGCTTCTGTGAAGTCTAATACAGATTCACCAAAAGTACTTCCGACTTCCTCAGAACTATCCCAAGCTTGGATAAGTCTACCAAAAGCATCCTTACCTGACTGGCTCATGTCCTTATTTCTTACGTAGTTAAGATCACGAATTGCCGTAACTTCGTTCCAAGACTGACCCCTCATGTGCTCCACGAAGTCCTTTGTCAAAGCCTCAAAGCCACGTTCTTCCATTTCTTCTCTAGAATATTTGTAACGACCACCAGTGAAGAAACGAACTAGATCCTTTTTGAACTCTATGTCTTCAGCAAGGTCTACGAACTTAGTCTCAGATGCTTTTTTTATATAATCAGCCACTGCTAGTTACCTTCTTTATCTTGGTCTTCTTTTTCAACTGCATCAAAGACACCCCCCACAGATGTGTCCACACCAAGTTCCCCCAGAACTGTACCAGTGCCTGAGCCTGAGCTGGGTATGACTACGGTGCCATCATTTCCAAGTGGGTTTTTCATAGGTTTCTGTGGCACACTATCAGTAGGGAATTGATCGAATTCAGTTATATCTTGCAGTGATAACTTACTCTCATCTTTTAAGTATTCAACACTTGTTACAATCTGTCTCATGATGTCTTCAGGGTTTCTTTGAGCTACCACATCTGTAATTTGTTCTACGTAGAATCTTTCTGCATTGTTGATAATGTCATTAGCACTTTCTGGATCTGTCCAAACGTAACCATCTTTTGTGCTTTTATTCTTATCGTATCCAAGACGAGAAGCCAAAGAGTCCTCTATGTTTTTCCTAATATTTGCAATCCTAGTTTCGGAGAGGGCACCAAAGGCACTTCTGTTTAAACCAAGAGGATCAATACTCGGTGCTTTCCCACCACCTGTTGTGGAGGACATAAGAGCCTCCAAGGCAGAGGAAAAGTCTTCCTGTGTATTAGCATAAATAGCTTCTACGAGCTTTTCAGAAGTAGGCTCAGAGGCATACCCAGCATCAAAGGCGTACTTCATAGCAGCACCGATCTGCTCAGGCTTTAGGTTAGCTACAGCTGCCTCACTAAGAGTTTCTATAGCAGATCTACTGACTGTTTTTTCTTGACTTAAAGATTCTAACAAGGGACTAAGCTCCCCTGTAGACTCAAGCACTGCAGCTGCTTCAGTAGTAATATTATACTTTATATTAGCAGTCTTAACTCTTGCAGATCTCTCTGCCACTGCCGCATTCCTTTTCTCGATACGATCCATGACCTGAGGTAGAACAGCAGCCTTCCTCTTCTCAAGAAGGTTCATCATAAATTCTTCTCTACGTTCTGCTGCATCTTCTCTGCGATTAAGTTCGCCTACTACGCCTGCTAAGAAACCCATGCTTACACCCTCGCCATGAGACCCTTAGGTGACTCTTCAGCACCAAGGTCCATTTCCATTTGTTCTACTTCAGGCTCTTCTTCCATAGGCTCGTCTACTGACATAGGCTCTCTGGAAGTCTTACCTTCTGACTTACCTAGAATACTTGTTACCAAGGACATCTCTTCTCTGTCCTCTTCCTGCTCATCCTTCTCAAAGCCAGTCTTGTAGTCAAGACCAACCTCATCTGCTACATCTACAATGTACTCATGGATAGCAGGGGCAATGATAAGACTGACATCAATAGAGTGGATGCCACCTGCAACAGCACTACGGAGCAGACCTTCTGTTGTAGCCTGTACGTCAACACCCTTTTGTAGCAGAAGCATTACAGCATCTAGTCTCTCTACATCATTAAGACGAGTAAGGTGGAGCTGTAGTGCTTCCTCTGGATCACTGATCTCAGGTGGGTTGTCATACGGTCTGTTCTTAGGTTCAGCCGTAAGAGATTGCCCTGGGATTGGACGTTCAAACATCTTTGAATTAGGTTTCATCATTAGAAGTTCTCCACGATTTTTCTAAAGCCATCCAAGTAGGGTATTACGTTTTTCTTAGCTAAGGCTAGACCACCTAAGTCTTTTGAAGGACCATCGTGATGATATTTGTAGACGTACTCTAATCCTTTACCTCTCTTTTTAGCAAGGTCAAAGTTGTACTGTGTGTGCTCAATTAGTGCCTGAGCCTGCATTTGAAGATCATCTCTATTTTCTTGGTTCAATCCATAGGACTTTCCAGTTCTATCTATAAATTGACCTAATCCGTAAGCACTGCTCGACTTAGCAGCTGCGTAGATATTAAAACCAGACTCAGTTCTTGCGGTAGCAAGTGCATAGGCTATCTCTTCATCTGACGCATCTAGACTTCTTCCTGTCTCAATTATTGTACGAATAGCCTTTTCCTGCTCTTCCTTAGGGGCACCTCCAGCACTACGAGTAAATCCTTCTACGTCAAGTGGGTCATCGTAGTAAGAGTGACTTACTACTTCATTATTACCTGTTCCCTTTTTACCGTATAATCTTTCTTCTAAGGGGGGAAGATCAGGAGTGATCTCAGGCACTGAAGTTGTATCATTACCTCCAGAGAATAATGTTTCTGCTCTGTCAGACATATCCTCTCTGTTTTTCATCATGGCAATACGATACTCATTGATGCCATCAAGAGGAGACTGTTGAGTGCCTCCTGTGCTAGGTTTATTAACAAGAGTTGATCCAACACGCCCCAATGCTTTCTTAGCCTGTTTCTTTCCACCGACAGTGGCATACTTACTTCTCTTACCTGCCATCCTTTGGGATGCACGTAAAGACTCTGCTGTTTCTTGAGGGTTTCTATACATAGTTTTTCCCTATACTTTAAAGAATATTTTAGTTAGAAGAGCACCAAGGGCAGTACTTTCTTGAGCATCAATTTGTGATCTTACAGACTCTAGTTCCATATCAGCCAAGAGGAGAGACAAAGCTCTGTCGGCTTGATTCTCACCGCCTGTAAAGGCGTAGTCAATCGAGTCTCTTTCCCTCTGCCAGATCTGGTCTAGTGCTGTCATTGTAAGGCCATTTACTGTCTTTGCATAGTCCATATTTGCTTCATTTGCAGCAGCAGTATTGAGTGTTGCTAAGTTCTGTCTCCATTGAGCATTAGCCTGTGCAACTACAAGGTAGTTCTGAGCATTAAACATCTCTCTCTGGTTCTGGATATTAGCATTGAACTCAAGGAGAGAGTTAACTTCACCAGCATTAAACTGTTTCATAGCATTCATTTGGGCAGCATTAAACTGACCAATGGAAGAGCTAAGGTTAGCAAAGAACTGGTTGGTCTGGTTCTCAGAACTGGCATTGAACTGTAGTGCAGCATTAGCTGCAGCCTGATCTGTAAGTAGACTGTTGACTAGGGACTGTTGCTTGAAGAGTGCAGTCTGCTGTTCATTAGCTAGATTAGTCATGTCAACTTGCAGGAAGTTCTGAGCATTCTGAACATTGGCCTGTTGCCTGTTGTTCAGGTTCTGCGTATCTATCTGCGACAAGGCAGCAGCCTCAGCCATGACCAACGCCTGAGAGTTACTTAAGTTCTGTAGCTGCATGGTGTTAGCAGCCCTAGAGTTCTCCAAAGCAATCTGCTGTTCAGCAGTAAAGTTCATGTTAGCAATCTCAGAGACCTTAGCAGCATTCATAACCTTGGCTTGGAATGCTTGGTCAAAGTCCATCTGCAAGAACTTAGCACGTTGCTCTGCTTTAAAGAGTGCAACCTGTTGCTTGTTAGCTGTATCAATCTGAGCAATAGGAAGAGCAGCTTCCATAGCAGCTTGGATAACAGCCTGCCCTGCCATAGACGAAGCACCAAGCCCTCTGGCTGCAAGCATCTGGGATGCAGCTCTCATGGAACCTGCAGCCCATGCAGGTGTGTCACCACCCTCAAACTGCTGCATGAGGTTGGCAAGCTCACCCTGAATAGAAGCAGCCTGTACTTCACCAGTGCCAAAGGCAGCACCTACTTGTGCCTGATCTACTCCTGTTCCTGTTATAGTCTCACCTGTCTGCATGGTTCTGTCGGCAGGTGCTACAACATTTATAGAGTCACCAGTAGCAGAGGTGAGACCAGAGAGTGATGTACCTGTCTGCTGTGCAGCATCAATAGTCTGGGTAGGGCCAGTGCTTTGTGCTGCAGTCATGCCTGTTGTCGCATTTTGTACGTCAGAGAATGCGTAGTTAGGTGTTACCTGTGAGGCACCAATCTTTTGTGGTGTATCTGCTGTAGTAGCTGCACTAATCTGTGCAACCTGATCACTCTCCACCATAGGGGCTGTAGCCTGAGCCTGACCAGCAGTAGACTCAACAACAGACCCATAGACGTTAGGGTCAATGTAAGAAGTAGGAGCAGCAGCTACAGCACCACCTGGTGCAACGTAGGCTTGAGCAGCTAGGTTATTCTGGTACTGACCTAGCTCTTCTTCAGTTACTGTTTGCTCACCTGAGATAAAGTCTTTGTTTACTGTGGCCTCTGGAGGCGGCAAATTTGCTGCAGCCTCTGCTGCCTGCTGTGAAGCATAGGTGTCCGTTACGTAGGTGCTATACAGGTTCTGCACAGATGCTTGGTCATAACCAGGTAGGTCTGGGCTATACCCTTGTGCTTGACTGTAGTCCTCAAATGTCTGAATACCTAGGTTAGTCTTACCTAGATTATCAGCTTGCTGTGCCTGCTCTGAGGAGCTGTATGCTTGAGAAGTAGTACCGTCTGGATACGTTAGCACAAATGTTCCGTCAGC